GGGGGAAAAACCGATGCGCAAAACACAATCAAATAATAAGATGCGCTTTGAAGCGCCTGTAAACGCTCTGGCGCGCTGGAATCCAGACATGAAGGCGGTAGCCAAGGCAAGCGATACAACCTTCAACGTTTATTCAGAAATTGGCGAGACATGGGACGGAACGGGCATCACGCCTGACAAGGTGGCCGCTTTCCTTGAAAAGGCCGATGGCAAGGATGTTACGGTCAACATCAACAGCCCCGGCGGAAATTTCTTCGACGGCTTGGCCATTCACACAATGCTCTCCGAGCATGAAGGCAGCGTGACTGTTAACGTCGTCGCGCTTGCGGCCAGCGCGGCCAGCATGATCGCGATGGCAGGTGATACCATTCTCATCGCTGAATCAGGTCTTATCATGGTTCATAACGCATGGTCATACACGGTTGGAAACCGCCATGATTTTGCTGAGGCTGCGCAAATTTTGGAAAAATTTGACGCTAGCATGGCCAAGCTGTATGTAGCCAAGACTGGCATTTCAAATAAGGAAATTCTCGCCATGATGGACTCCGAAACATGGCTGGATGGCACTGAGGCTGTGGCGCATGGTTTTGCTAGCGGCATTCTTGGCGATAAAGAAGTTGTTGAAAATAAAACGGATGCGCCGTACAATGCAGCATTGCGGCAAGTTGACGTGTCACTTGCAAAGGCTGGCGTACCGCGTAGCGAGCGCCGTGACCTGCTTAAGAAAATCACTTCTGCCACGCCGAGCGCTGGCAGCAATCCTGAAACTGCCACGCCGAGCGCTGGTCAAGACAAACAAATCGAAGTGCTGTCAGCACTTTTAAAAACAATTAAAGGAGAATAAATTATGCCCCCCGATGATGTTGCGCATCTCGTTACGGAAGTCCGTAACAGCATGGATGTGATGAAACGTGACAATGCTGCAATCGTGAAGTCGTTGCAGGACAGCACCGCCCTTGCTGGTGCTACGTCGTCCTCTGCAATTGCCGCCACGGAAGAATTGGCCCAAAAACTTACGGGCTACGCCAATAAAATTGTGGAGATGGAACAGAAGATGGCCGACCAAGTTGTCAAGGGCAAGGCTGCTCCTGAAACGCTTGGCCAGCTTGTCATCAAGTCCGACTCTTTCAAAAAGTTCGCATCTGGCGCTGATCGCAAGATGCACGTTCAGGCCAACACCATCACTGGCACCGATGGCGCATCGCCTCCCGTTAACAGCGACACCCTTGTCCCTGCGCATCGGATTGCTGGCATTGTGCCTGGTGCTTTCCGTATGCTGCGCGTCAGCGATATGGTTGCGCATGGCACGACCACAAGCAATGCGATTGAGTTCACTCGCGAGTTGGCCTACACCAACGATGCGGCTGAAGTTGCTGAAGGTGCGCAAAAACCGGAATCGGATTTGACGTTTGAACTTGTTTCAACGCCTGTCCGCACCATCGCGCATTTCATTAAAGTTTCCAAGCAGGTGCTCGATGACGCGCCTGCGCTGGCAGCTTACATTGATACGCGCCTGCGTCACGGCACTGAGCAGCGCTATGACGCGCAACTCCTGAATGGCGACGGTGTTGGCCAGAATATCAGCGGCATGACGGACACCGGCAACTATACTGCCTTTACGCCTTTGACTGGTGAAACGGCACTTGATTCCATTAACCGAGCAATTTATGAGGTTATTGCCGATGATTATTCGGCAACGGGTATCATCATGAACCCTGCGGATTGGGGTGCGATTGAACGTCTGAAAGACACGACCAACAGCTACATCATCGGTAACCCTCAGGGCTATGTTGGCCCTGTACTCTGGGGCCTTCCGGTGACGGTCACTAATGCAATGACGGCGGGCAAGTTCCTGGTCGCTGCATTTGACATTGCCTACATGGCTTGGGATAGGCAGGGTACTGTGGTGGAGATGTTCGAGCAGGACGATGTAAACGTCCAGAAGAACCTTGTCACTATCCGCTCTGAAAAGCGCGGTGCACTGGCATCCTACCGCCCCGTTTCGGCGCGCTATGGAAGCCTGACCCTGTAAGTGGTCTGGTGACAGAGTAATAGCGAAGTGATAAAATAGGGCTGGCACGGAAAAGGCTAGCCCTATTTCTCTTTTAATTAAAAAGGAATGTCAAAATGGAGAACCCCTTCAAGAGGAACTTGGCGCTGGAATTTGTGAAAAATTTCACGAGCCCATTGCTCGGAAACGTCTGGATTGGCCGCAAGGCTGACGTTAGAAAAGAACAGGCAGAGCGCCTTATCGCGGGCGGATATGCCGTGCTGGACGAGGGCGCGTCAGTAGTGCCGGTCAAGCCTGCTTCAGTGCCTGCTATCGACCTCTTTAAAGGCATGACAGCCAAGCAAAAGAAAGAATGGCAGAAGTCCGCTAAGGAACGGGCTGAAGCCGACAAGGCGGCAATCAAAGCCGCTAAGGAACAGGCTGAAGCTGACAAGGCACGCGTTGATGAATTGATTGGGCTGGACGGACTTTCCTCCGATCAAGAGGCTGAATTGGCCGTGCTGGAAAAAAAGATTGCGCTTACTGACAAGGAATAAAAAACATGGTGCAAGTCGTAACATTGGCGGAGGCAAAGCTTCATTTGCGCGTTACGGATGCGTCTGAAGATGGCAACATCCAGCTTTATATCGACGCGGCCACAACCGCGATTGAAAAATATTTAAACCGCCCAATCCCTGGCGCGGCTTTGCCTGTACCAGCAATAGACGCGGCAATCAAAGCTGCCTGTCTTTTGATGGTTGGCGACCTGTATCAAAATCGCGGGGCTAAAATCACAGGAACGATTACCACGTCCAATAGCGCTGTGGATAATCTTCTTTACCCGTTCCGCATCAACATTGGAATTTAATGTATGTCTTCTCCATTGCCTTTTCTTCCCTTAAAAACATTTTATTTTACGGTCAATGTGGGTGAGCCGCGACGGCTAGAAACAATCGAGTGTTTCGTAGGCGATGACATTTCGCTGGTAATAAGCTTTATTGACTCCGCCGGTAATGCCGTTGATGTGTCTGGCTCTACTGCTAAGCTGCAGTTTACAAAGAGCCATGGTAGTTATGGCTCTATATATTCTGACAGCGCGCCTGATCTAACATCCAACAAAGTGACCGTAGTTTTTAATACGGATTCTTCTCTGAACTCTGGGGGGGGGGAATTTTCTTATCAAATTCGCATGACGCGTGGGGGATATTCTTCTGTTGTCGCTTGGGGTTTGCTCGAAAACAATGCGCTTATCGAATAAATGCGCACAGCCATTTGCATAGCGTCCGGGCCTTCTTTAACGCAGCAGGACGTTGATTTTTGCAGGGGCAAGGCGGCTATTTATGCCGTGAAAGAAGTGCGCCTTATGGCTCCATGGGCGGACGTGCTTTATGCAGCAGATGGTGACTGGTGGGATAATCTTTACAAAAATCATAGCGGCGCGCCTGATTTTGCTGGCAGGCGAGTAACGCTTGATGACCAAGCCGCTGCGCGCCACGGACTTGAGCTCTATAAATATAAGACTAAGCTGGCATGGTCTGACACGCCTGGCCTGATTGCGACAAACGGCAACAGCGGATTCCAGGCAATCAATATTGCCGTGCTTGAGGGTGCAGAACGCATCATCCTTTTGGGCTATGATATGGGCCACGCCAGCGGCACGCCAAAACATTGCTGGACTGATAAATTCCATCGCGGTGTTCCTTTGCGGGAATCGGACTACAAATCATGGATTGCGGGATTCCAAGCGGCAGCGCCGCTAATACCTGTCCCAGTGATAAACTGCACGCCTGGCGGCAGGCTTGAATGTTTTCAGCGCGCCGACCTACGTGACGCGCTATGACCGACCAGCGCCTGCCTGTCTACGAGAGGCCGGAAGAGCGCACTTCTCCGATGTTCGCCAAGGCATTCGCGCTGGGGAGTGGGGGAATTGTTCGGCATCGTTATCAGTTAGGGCCTTGGGCTGGCTTTGGCAGTCCGCAAAACTTTCACGAATTGCGGGCGACAATTCGCGCAGGCTTTGATTTCTTTTATGGCGACCATGCCTATTTTAGCCGTGGCAATTTTTACCGAGTGACAAAGGACGCGCTTTTCCACTACGGAACGGGCAAGTCCGATATGCAGCGCATTAAGAAATTTTATCCTGGAAGGCTGAAGCCGTGGACTCGCGGCGGTAAATACGTTGTTATATGCCCGCAAAGTGACCCGTTTTTCAAGCGTAACGGCACAACGCAGGCGGCTTGGATTAAAGAGACGCAGGAAACCCTGCGAGAATATACCGACCGCAAGATTGTCATGCACTACAAGAGTGACACCAAGCCGCTGGCTGAATTGCTGCAGCACGCCTATTGCGTGGTGTCTTACAGCAGCAACAGCGCGCTGGAAGCCATTTTGAGCGGCGTTCCAGCTATCAATACTGGCGACTCTCATGCGGCACTAATGTGCAGTGGCCGTTTGGCGGAAATAGAAAATTTGTACAGGCCCGACAATCGCCTTGAATGGGCTGCTGTACTGGCAGATAATCAGTGGACGTTAGATGAAATTTCAAGCGGCATTTGTTGGAGAAAACTAAATGATGAAATTTGATAAATGGTTTTTTCCAGACGGAGAATCGCATTTGCCCGACTGGATGGCTAAAGTTAATAACCGCCAAGACGGTCGCCTTACATATCAGTTCGGCAAGTACGAGATGGCCATGCAGCACGTTAAAAAGCGCCGTGTGGCCGTAGACGTTGGTGGCCATGTTGGTTTGTGGGCTTGGTTCATGGCGCGTGATTTTGAAGATGTGGCTTCCTTTGAGCCTTGCGCCGCGCATCGCGAATGCTGGCACGCCAATATGACAGACCGCGCTAACGCCGAACTATTCTCTGAAGCGCTTGGCGCTGCGCCTGGCCTTGCAGTCATTGAAACGCGCACGCCTGGCTCCTCTGGCGACACGCAGATTGTGCCTGGTCAGACTGGCACAATTAAAGTCGCCACGCTGGACTCTTTTTGTTTCAGCCAAGTTGATTTTATCAAGATTGACACTGAAGGCTACGAACTAGGCGTGTTGCAGGGCGCTGAAAAGACCCTGTTGAGATGCAAGCCTTGCGTGATTGTTGAGCAAAAGGGCGACATGGCGAAGCGCTACGGCCATGAAAAGCTTGGCGCTGTTACCTACCTGCAAAGCCTTGGCGCTGTGTTGCGTGGCGATATGTCAGGGGATTACATTTTATCATGGGATTAGGCGATGAAATTATGGCGCTAGGCCGCGCTGAGGCACTCTTTGAAAAGACTGGCCAGCCCGTTGCTATCACCCGTCTTGGCGGCTATGCGCGAGCACATGACGCATGGTTAGGCAATCCCGCTTGGAATCCCTTCTTCGAGGATGGCCAAGTCGTGACTGGCGGCAATCAGATTGTTGACGGTGCAGCGCAGCGGCCATATATAGACCACTGGATGATGGGCAGGCGCATAAAGTTCAACATGGCATACAGGCCACGCGCAGGCCGCATTCACCTTACGGACGGTGAACGGGAATTTGCGGACGGTATGGGCGATTATTTTGTCGTCGCGCCTTTTGGGAAAAGCGGTGGCAGTCCGAACAAAGAATGGTCGCGTGACCGCTGGGAGGCGGTTATTGGCGGACTGCCATTACCGGTCTATCAAGTGATGCCAGACAATCGACAGCCGGTCATCGCAGGCGCTCGCGCACTTGTAACTCCAACGTTCCGGCACGCTGCAGCGGTCATTGAACGGGCCAAGCTGGTCATGTGCAATGAAGGCGGCACGCATCATATGGCAGCATCTATGCGGACTCCCGCGGTTGTCATCTTTGGTGCGTTCGTTCCTCCGTGTGTCACAGGTTATGACTTCCACCACAATCTATCGGTCGAAACAGAGCATGGTTTTTGCGGCAATTTTGATTATTGCCAGCATTGCCAAGATGCTCTGGAAACCATTACGCCGGATGTGGTAAAGTCTATCGTGAATGAATATCTAGTAGGGCGAGAATGAAAGACAGCGTTTTTATCGGCTTCGATTCTCGGTTTCAGACCGCCTACGATGTGGCCTATAAATCATTGCGCGCCGAAACCAGCATGGCGGGCTTGCAAGTTTTCCCGATTATACTGTCACGGCTAAAGGCCGCTGGCCTTTACGACAGGCCAATGTCAATGATAGGCGAGCAGATGTACGACCAGATTTCTGCAGCGCCAATGTCAACCGAGTTCGCTATTAGCCGGTTTTATGCGCCCTTCATGGCAAACTACCATGGCTGGTCAATTTTTTGCGATTCAGATTTTCTTTTCCGCGCCGATGTGCGCCAGGTCTTTGAATTGGCCGACCCAAAATATGCCGTTATGTGTGTGAAGCATGAATACGCGCCCCAAGAAAAAACCAAGATGGACGGGCAGCTTCAACAGCTTTACCAGCGCAAAAACTGGTCATCATTTATGCTATTCAATAACGCGCACCCTGCTAATAAGTTTCTTGACGTGAATTCAATCAACACGCTGCCAGGCCGTGACCTGCAC